AGTTTGCTGGTTACAACAAACCTAAACGTACTCCTAAACATCCTACTAAATCACATGCAGTGTTAGCCAAAGAAGGTGACACCATAAAACTAATACGTTTTGGTGAGCAGGGAGCTAAGACAGCAGGCAAGCCTAAAAAGGGTGAGTCAGATAGAATGAAGAAGAAACGTGCATCATTTAAAGCGAGACACGGTAAGAATATTGCCAAGGGTAAACTAAGTGCTGCTTACTGGGCAGATAAAGTGAAATGGTAGGAGAATAAATGGATGGCTAAAGACAATCAGACAGATGTAGGTGTACCAGATACACAACTTACTAACCTCACTAGGTCTAAGCTCATAGATGAGTTGAAGAGAAGAGGTCGTTCTATTGATGACATTATGAATCAAACAAACCTCACAGGACCAGAGATAGAGGCACTGTCTACGTTAAATGAAGGTATGGCTATGGGTGGCTCTGTAAATAAAAAGAGAATAGGTGCTAATGACTATCGTAAAGGTGGTTATGTTTTATCAACTATAGATAGAAGGAAGAATAAAAATGGCTAAAAAAGGAAAAGGCATAGCAATAATCATTTCAATGGTAGATAAAAAAGATATGAAGAAAAAGAAAAAAGCTGAGATGGCATATGGTGGTATGTCAGGTGGAAAGAAACACATGTACTCAGCAGGTGGTTCAGTCACAGACAACTCCGGGTTAAAAGCACTAAGAGCTAGTGGTCCTAGGGGTATGGAAGCCTACAATAAAATAACAGGGAATTAATGCCCAACCGTAATTACAAAAAAGAATATGCTAACTACCACGCAAAGCCTTTACAAAAGGTAAACAGGGCAGGTAGAAACAAAGCACGTAGCCTCGTTATGAAATCAGGTGGTGCAGCAAAGGTGGCAGGTAAAGATGTACACCATAAGAATGGCAATCCAAGAGATAACAGAGTAGGTAATCTAGCTGTAGCATCTAAAACTGCCAATCGTTCTTTTAAGAGAACAAAAAATGCTAAAAAATTAATTAGGAGAGTATAATGGCATTACCTTTATTATTTGTGTTGGCTGGAAGTTTAGTCAGAGCAGCGACACCTACAATAGCTAGATTTTTAGCCCAACGAGGTGCAAAGAAAGTTGCTGAGAGTGGTGTTAAAAATGCAATAAAAAAATACGGCACACCCAAAAACATTACTAGTATGTCTAAAGTTAAAAACATGAAAGGTAGTGGTGCTAGTGCTGCTTCTAAAGAAGTTATGAAAAAGTTTCCTGTACCTAAAAACAAAGCTCTTACAGTTAAAAAACCTAAATCAACTATAGGTGGTAAGATTATTGCTGGTGGTGCTACTGCTACAACTCTTGGTGTAGCCGCAGGACCAGATAACAAAACTAAAAAGGCAGAGGCAAGCACTATAAAAGATGTATCTCAAGGAAGTACTATTGCTAAAAAGAAAACTATTAAAACTCCTACAGGTGTATCACAAGGAAGTACTACTTCTACAATGACATTCGGTAAAGCATTTAGAGCCGCTAAAGATGCAGGTAAAAAAGAATTTATGTTTAGAGGTAAAAGGTATAATACTCGTACTAAAGACGAAGAAAAGGCTATGACAAAGAATCAAGCATTGCCAAAGTCTAGACCAAAAACTTCTTCTAAAACAACTAAAAAGAAAGTAGAGACTCCAAAAGGTGTGTCACAAGGAAGTACGACTGCTAAAAAAGAAGCACCTAAGAAAAGTAAAGGTTTTTTAGACCGATTTAAAGAAGATTTTAAGAAAGCAGTCAAAGAGACTAAAAGAAATTTTCAAGGTGATATTAAAAAGGGAACAGGTCGTTATAAAAGTGTAAATGAGAGAAACTTAGATTCTAAGGGTAATTATAAAGGCACTAACATTAAACCTACTGCATTACAATTAAGTAGAATGAAAAAGAAAAAGAAATAAGGAGACTAAACAATGATGAAAAAGAAAACGAAATACATGGCTAAAGGTGGCATGAAGAAGACTAAGTATATGGCTAAGGGTGGTGCAACTAAAAAGACTAAGATGTATTCTCGTGGTGGAGCAGCTAAACGTAAGTAATGTCCTATCTTATAAGTAACGTACCACATTTTAAATGTTGGGTACGTAGGGAGTTCACGTGTAATCATCTGGACTACCACGGAGAGTATCTCCACGCATTAGCGTTTGCAGTGAATACCATACCTGATAGGTCATTAAGTTTTCAGGTAGTCTTCACAGGTTGTACAGAAGATGAGAATGTACATGGTGGTGCTATGTGGGCTAGGATGCCTATACAAGCATTAGTAGCTGACATACCTGTAGATGAGTGGGCAGAACCAATGGAAGACCATTTGTGTCAGCCTTGGGATTGTGAGTCAAGGCATCATAGTGTCATAGTGATGGATAGAGTAAGTTCTAGTCCGTGGTTATGTAAAATAGACAATGAGTTCTACAAAGCTAAGTATATGTTCACAGTTGACTATACTGACAGTGATATAGCAGATGACCCTGCACAGCATAAACAATCACACGTAATGTATTTGATTGATGCAGGTAAATGGACAGGCAACATTGTTGCACTGCCAAATAACAGAGTAAGAGCAACAAGTCCTGCTTTATGGGTTACAGGTGAAGGTGCTCCTGATTTTACACCATCACAGTGGACACATTCAGCAGAGTCACATGAGTCTTACTTAGACCCATTTACTACATTTAATAATCTTTATGAGGATAGAGATGGCAATAAAAAAAGCAAAAGCAACAATAAAAAAAGTAGCAAGTAAATTAAAGAAGGCTAGTAAAGCCCACGCAGGTCAGGCTAAGGCTTTATCTAAAATCAAGTTAAACAAAGGTGGGAGTACGGTAAACAGTGCTGGGAATTATACTAAACCAACCATGCGTAAAAAACTATTTAGTCAAATCAAATCAGGTGGTTCAGGTGGTGCACCCGGTCAATGGTCAGCAAGAAAAGCCCAAATGCTTGCCAAACAGTACAAAGCCAAAGGTGGAGGATACCGTGGATAGATGTGAGACCTGTGAGTGTTATGAGTGCGACTGCGAAGAATGTAATTGTGAATGTCACACAGAAAAAAAGAATGAGGAGGTACAAGGAGTACCTGTATAAATAAATGATTGAGTTTGTGCTTGTGTTTATGATGGGATTAAGAGTAGTAGACCAAACACAAACCTTCCAAGACATAGATAGATGCTTGTATTTTGCAGAAAGGTTACACAAGCAACCTTCAATACCACAAAAGGAAGGACCTAATTTACAGATAACAGCATACTGCAAACCTATAAGGAAAAAATAAAATGTTAGCAGAACTAGCTGCAGCTAATGCTGCTTTCAGTGTTATAAAACAATTCGTATCCAACGGCAAAGAACTAAGTGGATGTGCAAAACATATAAGCGATTTTGTATTTTCAAAAGAAACAATAGAAAAGAACCTAAAGAAAAAGAAAGCTAAAGGTGTAGGTGGTTCAGACTTAGAAGAGTTCATGGCTCTTGAGCAGATAAAAGAAAAAGAAGAAGAACTCAAGAAGATGATGATATATCTAGGTAGACCCGGATTGTGGCAAGATTGGCAAGCCTTTCAAGCAGAAGCACGTAAGTCAAGACGCTATCAAGAAAAGATGGCAGAGAAGCGTCAACAAGAATTAATGGAATATGTAGGCTACGGAATAGCATTTATAGTTGTCATATTCTTTGCAGGACTGTTAGCATGGGCTGCAGGTAAATGGGTAGGAAAATTTTGAGTCCTTGTGTAGGCATCTGTAAGTTACAAGGAAATATCTGTATAGGATGCTTTAGAACTATAGAACAAATAAAGGAAGCATATGAAGAAACCACAAAAATCTCTAGTAAATTGGACAAAACAAAAGTGGACAACTAAAAGTGGGAAGCCTAGTACACAAGGGTCAAAAGCTACAGGTGAGCGTTATTTACCTGCGAAAGCAATTAAGGCTCTTTCTAGTGCAGAATACGCCGCCAGTACGGCTGCTAAACGAAAAGCAACTAGAGCAGGTAGACAAGTATCTAAACAGCCCAAAAAGATTGCTACAAAAACGGCGAGATTTAGATGAGAAAATACGAACTATATCTAAAATTAGCGAAGCCCTTCCAGAAGGTAGGAAACTATCTAATGCTAAAACACGTAAAAGCTCTGAGACAATGGCAAGCAAAACAAAGAATTAGACAGGAAAGACTTTAGTGGTAACCGTTGAACAATTCTTAGAATGGAAGATATTACCAAGATGTATGATGCTTGCAAGCACAGTAATGTCATGGCGATGTGCAGAATGGTTTATGGAACTTGATGCACCAACAGCAGCTCAGTCAGCTTTCGTGTCAGTAGTTATGGGTGTGATGACAGGTGTCTTTGGCATTTGGATGGGTCACGAACATAAAGGAGATAATCATGTTAACAGCGTTGATAGGACCAATCGCAAATCTCGCTAGTTCTTGGATGGACAGCAAGGTTGAGAAGGTTAAAGCTGAAGGACAAGCAAAGGTAGCACAAGCTAAAGCGAAAGCAGTTGTGGCTGAGAAGGTGGCAACAGGCGAAGTTGAATGGGAAAAGTCTATGGCAGATGCCACAGATAATTCATGGAAAGACGAATTTGCCTTGACAGTTTTACTTTTACCTGCTATACTAGTGTTCATTCCTAGCATGACAGAATATGTAAGAACAGGGTTTGAGGTATTGAATACACTACCTGAGTGGTATCAATATCTTTTGTTTATAGCAATTAGTGCATCATTTGGTATCAAGGGTGCAGGACAAGCTATGAAGATTATGGGGAAGAAATAATGTCAAAAAATCAATCAACAACAGGAAGTCTTTTTGGTGATATAATAAAAGCCACTAAAGCAGGTGGTGCAAGCTCTATGACTAAAAAAGTTAAAGCTAAAAAGGGTGATACATTAAGTGATATAGCAAAAGCAAATAATACAACACTACAAAAACTAATGAAATTAAATCCTAAATTTAAAACAGGACAAGATAAAGGCACTCCTACTAAAGGAACAAAAGAACAAAAAACAATAAGAGTTGGTAGTTCTATATTAGTACCTGACCCTCACACGTTTAAAAAAGGAAAATTAACACCTTCTGTTTCTAAAAATAAAAAAGATGTTTATAAAAAAGTAACAAAAAAAGAATTTAAAGAAATGAATGTACCTTTAAAAAAGAAGAAAAAATAATGAACTTAATAAAACTACAAAATGAAATAGCAGATGATGAAGGTGTTAAATACGAAATTTATAAATGTTCAGAAGGATATCCTACTGGGGGTATTGGACACCTAATAACTGAATGGGATGAAGAATTTTACGAACAGCCAATAGGCACAAAAATTCCAAATGAACAAGTAGATGATTGGTTTGCGAAAGACATAGAAACAACTATAAAAGATTGTAACCTATTGTTTTCGCAATTTGATAATCTGCCTGAAGATATACAACATGTATTAGCGAATATGTGTTTTCAATTAGGCAGACCTCGTTTATCTAAGTTTAAAAACATGATTGCTGCTGTAGAAGATTGTGATTGGGCAAAGATGGCAGATGAGATGGAAGATTCTCGTTGGTTCAAACAAACTCCTAACAGAGCACAGAGACTGATAACACGAGTTGACAGAGTATATGCAAGAGAAAGTGTACCATCATGAGTAGAGAACTAACTGAAAGACAGCAAAAGTTTCTATCTGTTTTATTTGATGAGGCAGGTGGAGACGTAGTAACAGCTAAAAAGTTAGCAGGATATTCCGATAAGTCAAATACATCTGAAGTTGTAAAATCTATGAAAGATGAAATCATGGAAGCTACACAGTTGTTTATGAGTAGGAATGCACCTAAAGCAGCAATGGCTATGGTAGGCGGCTTAAATGACCCTACTGAGTTAGGTATTAGAGATAAGATGGCGGCAGCTAAAGAATTGCTAGATAGAACAGGTTTAGTAAAAACTGAGAAGATGCAAGTAGAAGCAACAGGTGGAGTTGTTCTTATGCCACCTAAACAAGTAGCACAGGAAGATGATGACAGCTAGGTCTATAGGTAAATGGAAACTACCGCAACCAACAGACTTAAAAGATGAAACAGAGTGGATACAGATACCACGTATAGCTAGGACTATTCCATTCGGTTATAAATTAAATGAAGATGATTCTTATTTATTAGACCCTATACCTAACGAGCTAGATAAACTAGAAATGGCTCGTAAATATGTGAATCAGTATTCTTATCGTGAAGTAGCTAATTGGCTAACTAAAC